GCCGACTCGCCGGTGACGCAGAAGCCGTTCGGCAGTTGGATCACGCAGATCGTCAGGGTGGTGCCTTCCGGTTGCCAGAAGCCGACCTGGCTCTTCTGGAGGAGCGCGTCGATGTCGGCCGGCGTGATGCGTGGGGCGGTCAGGCCGCGGGCTTGGAGTTCTTGCTCGAGTTGCTGGTCGTTCATGGTTATTTCCTCCGGGGGTAGAGACGCCGCAACTCGACGGTGAGCTGCTGCGCAAGGGATTTGGTCAATTCACGGACAAGCCTCTCATCTGATATGGCTGCCAGGGCTGACTCGGTAATGGAATATCGGACGCGCCCATCCGCGAGGGCGACGTTGATGTGAAGCCGGTCATGGGCGGCAGCCGAGCGCTCGCGCACGGCGTTCAGTTCCAGTACGTGGAACACAAGACTGGTCAGCGACAACTTGCTGAGATCGACATCCAGACAGCGCCGTGGGTCCGCAAGGTAGTCCATACGAAAAGACCCATACTGCACGCCTGGGTCGCGCACCGTCTGCGGTCGAAATGCGATGAAGTTAGCGCCCAATTCACGTTTGGCGTCCTCAATCTCCGCGCGTAGCCCATCGAGTTGGTTCCGGAGATACGCCAGGAGGTGCCGCTCCCGGGTGTAGGCCTCTTCAAGTTCAACGATGCGTTGCCTGTGTGCGCGCTTCTGGTTGCGGCCGTATCGGCGAGACATGGTCAGTCTTCCTTCTGGTAGCGGTCGTGGTGGAACCCTGCGGCGGCGAGCGGCAGCCCGTCGGCCCAGGGCGGGTTGGTGGCGAGGAGCTCAACCATTCGAGGCCTGTCCAGGGAAACAGGGCCTTCCTCGCCCACTTCATCGTGGACGGTGAGGACAATCTCGTAGCCCGCCGCTTCGATGGCGGGCATGTTGTGGGCCAGGACGTCACGCGCCAGGGTCTGACAGACGTTCCCCGTCAACTTCCCGCCGTGCGTGAAGGTGCGCTGCCAGATGCGCGGCCCGCCTTCGTCAGTGGCCAGCGACCAGTAGGCGAGGGACTTGCGGACCCGCTCCTCCCCGGTCTCTTCGTCACGCTCGACGGTGCTAACAACCTCGGGGTGGAAGTAGGTGAGCCGGTTGCCACTGGGCAGCAGGATCTGCAACCACCGGTGGCCTGCGTGGTCACGGCAGCTCAACTTCAGGCGGGTGACTTGGTGCACGGAGCCCGGGAAATCGACCGCCGCGATGGCCGCTTCCTGCAGCGCGTACCAGAACGAGACGGTCGCCGGGTGACGCGCACGCCACGCCAGCTTGCAAGCCTCGGACGCGAGCCACTCGAGCTCGCTAATCCCCAGTTCGGCGATCTGTGCCTTCGCCCAGACCTTGTTCAGGTTCTTCTTGGCCTTGAGGATGATCGCCGGCTCGATCGACTGCTGGATCGTGTCCCAGTGGTCGGCCATCCGAACGCCATACGCGTGGGCGAAGGTCTGGTATCCAGATACCCCACCGGCATATCCTGACGCGAGATCCGGCACTTTTCCGAAGACGTTGCGGACCTTCTTCGGCACGTTCCACGGGTCGATGCCGATGATCATGTTGGCGGTGATGTTGTAGAGGTCCGGCCCGATGCCTGCGTCATAGGCGCGGAACGCCTCGAGCTTCCACTCTTCACCCGCGACCCAGGCCAGTTTGCGGCCCTCGATGTTCGACAGGTCGGCGGCGACGATGTGGCGTCCCGGCGGCGCCGTGACGACGCCGCGCAGTGCGGCTGATCCGTAAGCCATGAGGCTGTGACTCATCCAAACACCTCGACGTGTGCGTTGGCCTTCAACGCTTCGATGTAGGCATCGACCAGGTCAGCCTTCGGCAAGCCGCGGCTGGGCAGGTTGTGCGGCTGAAAGTTGCGCCCGCTCCAGCGCCGCGTGCGCCCCGCGCCGGCGAACTGCAGCCCACCGCGGAAGCGCCCATCCGGGCCAATCGCCGGCTGGATTCGCGCGTACTTGCTGGTGCTGTTCTTGTTCGCGGCCAGCGCGATGTCGATCAGCTCGGCCACCACGGAGCCCTCGGGCACCTGTCGGCGCACTGTGCGCAGGGTCTCGGCCTGGGTGTTCTCCAGCTCAAGGCCGTGGCGCTCGGCAAGGTAGGTGCGGAACTGCTCGCGTTGCGATGCGCGGGCCACTTGGCCGCCGGTGAGCTCGACGAAGCGGCGCGCGAGGTGCGCCTTCTCCTCGGTGGTGGAGCGCACCGCAGCGTCGACCAGCTCGCGGTCGCAGTAGAAGCCGCGGTCGTTGATCTTCTGGTCCAGGAACCACAGCTCGAGTTCGCGCGGCCCCAGGTTCCACTCCGGCATGCGCCGATCGCACTCACGCATCGCGACGATGTCGGTCTCGGCGTAGGTGCGGAACTTCGCCCACAGTTCGGGATGCGAGGTGTGGTCGTAGCGGCGGCGCTTGTGGTTGGCCGGCGCCGGCTTGCAGAAGCGCTGAATCAGCTTCTTGCCCTCGGCGATCTTCGCCTGGTCGGCACCCAGACCCAACACCTTGCCCAGCGTGTCTAGGTCGCCGGGCAGCGCATGGGCGAGGGCCTTCACCATCGTGCAGCGCCACTGGCGCGGGTCAAGAAGCCGGTCGCACTGGGCGGCGGTCAGGATACCCATGCGGAACAGGGCACGCGGGATCACGTTGCGATCGAACGCGCTGTTGTGGGCGGTCTTGAGATCGTCCTGTCGCAGCAGGGCGTCCAGCAAAAGACCCGGGATCCGCTCCCCCTCGGCCGGTGACCAGGTATGCACCGCGCCGGCTCCCAGCGCGTAGGTCACCAGCAGCAGCTCGGTGCTTGAGTGCTCGGCGTAGCGGTGCGCACCGACCACCTTGAGGTCGAGCTCGCTGAAGGTCTCGCAGTCGATGAAGAGGGTGCTCACAGGAACGCCTCGTCAGGGGAGGTCAACTCACCTTTGATGTGTGCTGAGATCCGAGATCCGATCCAACGCACCACCGGCACCGCCCATGAATTACCGAGCGCCTTGTAGCGCGGGCCGTCCGGGCACTGCTCCGCGATGGCATCTCGCACGTCGGCGGAGTGCTTGTCGGCTGGCCAGTAGCCGAGCTTCCACGGGATACGGGTGTAGTCGTCCGGGAACCCCTGCAAACGCTCGCACTCACGCGGCGTGAGTCGGCGGACCTGCATCGTGTGAGCGATCATCGGCACGCCTTGTCCGGGTTTGCCGCCTCCTGTGCTGATCGCGCCGCAGCGCGAGCCATCACCGCCCTCTAGCCGGACTTCGGCGCGGCTGTTCTCGGCGAACGCCACCGCCTGCGTCCCGCCATCCGTATCGAGCGGCCCGGTGCGGTCGTACCAGTGGTCGGGGTCTTGGCGGGCGTTGAATCCGACGGGCCGCGCAGGCTGCACAAGGAACGTTTCCGTCTCGAAGTCCATCCGGCCGCTGGCGCTGGCGCATGCGTTGCGAGCTGTGGCCACGTCGATCGGGCCGGCGGTGTTGTTGCCTCCGTAGGCTACTGGAATGAGTTGGCCTGCGGCGCCTTCGTCGGCGCCGAAGCGCCATCCGCCGCCCGGCGAAGTGCCTCCAAGAGTGCCGACGGCAACGCCCGACCCCTCACCTCGGCGCGGCGCAGAATCCCGGCGCACGCCTTCCCACTCAAAAAGTACCGTTGCGGGATCGAACCCGTCTCGAGCACTTGCGACAACGAACACACGGCGGCGTCGTTGGGCCAGTCCGAAGTATTGGGCATCAAGAATCCGCCACGCGACTGCTCTTTGGGGTCCAAGCACATAACCTGCGTTCGGCCACCGCTTCCCTGTCGGGACCAGCGGTTCGTCTTCGCCGGCAAGGCCAGCAAGTAGGCAGCCGAAGGCGTTCGTTTTGTCGGAGAGGAGTCCCGGGACGTTCTCGTAGAGGACAACGACGGGAGGCTTTCCAGCTCGAGTTCGCACACCGTCTGCATGGTTGATCAGTTCCGCATAGGTCAGGGTGAGGTTGCCGCGATCGTCGTGAAGTCCGGCGCGCAGGCCGGCGACGGAGAAGGCCTGGCACGGCGGGCCGCCCACGACGGCGTCGGCCGCCACGGAGACACCAGCAGGCCACCCAGGGGTGGC